TTGAAACTAAAGTAACATCAAATAAACAATTTAGTAAAAACCCAATGATTAACCAAATTTTAAATGAAACTGCAATGGCTCCTGTGAGTAATGATGGTGGTTTTAGAACAATGAATTTTGGACAGGGTGATATGGGTTCTGTTGTAGGTAGAACTGCAGTAGCTGAAAAAATGGGATATGGTGATTTAGCTAGAGGACCTCAACCAAGTGGATTGGGTGTTCAAACTGGAGTACCTGAATTAGATAAAGCATTGAATAGAGATTATTCAGAATTAGTAAAAAGATTTAATAAGAAATAATGGCAGTTATCATAGGTAAAAAGTTGGTTAAGGATACGCAAGAGTATAATGATTATGCTATTGGTATTACATTACCATTGCAAATTGGTAATACTGCATTTAATCAATCTTTTACTTATGTAGAGCAGGCTAGTACAAATATAAAAAGCCTTTTATTAACAAAAAAATTTGAAAGAGTAATGCAACCACAATTAGGTAGTGGGTTGCATGAATTGTTATTCCAATTTAATGATGATAATTTAGCTGCTGATATTGAAGATACTATAATAACTCAATTAGCAACTTGGTTGCCATATGTAACTATCGATGATATTACAATTGAACAAACTAATTTAATGAAAGATACAAATACAGTAAACATTTCAATAACATTTAGATTGGATAATACTTCAAATTTACAAACAGTTACATTTAATGTACAAGGGGGTGTATAATTTATATGGCAATAACTACAACAAATAAAAATTTTAAAAATAGAGGTAAAGATATAAAGTATCTTAATAAGGACTTTAATGACTTTAGAAATAACTTAATTGAGTTTTCCAAAACCTATTTTCCAAAAACGTATTCTGATTTTAATGAAACATCACCCGGTATGATGTTTATTGAATTAGCATCATATGTGGGTGATTCATTATCATACTATGTGGATGATACGTTAAAAGAATCACTAATGCCATATGCACAGGATATTCAAAGTGTAATTGCATTAGCACAATTTTTAGGATATAAGCCAAAAGTAACATCACCCGCTATAACAAAATTATCAGTATATCAATTAATACCATCAATAGGTTCTGGTGCAAGTAATAAACCAGATTCAACTTATTATTTAAAAATAAAAGAAGGTATGATTGTAGCATCTTCTAAAACTAATATTCAATTTAGAAGTATGGATACTGTTGATTTTTCAAATGAAACTGATAGGGAAATAACTGTTTATCAAAGAGATATAAATACTGGAGAACCAACATTTTATTTAGTTAAAAAATATGTAGATGCTATATCTGCAATAACAAAGGAACAAACTTTTTCATTTGGTTCATATCAACCATTCCAAACTATTGAATTGGCTGATACAAATGTAATACAAATATATGATGTTAGAGATTCAAATAATAACAAATATTATGAAGTTCCTTATTTAGGTCAAGAAATGGTTTTTGTAGACCAACCAAATAACGAAATAAATGATAATGAATTATCTCAATTTAAATCGACTGTACCATATCTTTTAAAAACTTTAAAAACTTCAAAAAGATTTGTATCAAAAATAACACAAACTAGTACAACAACTATTCAATTTGGAGCAGGTGACCCATCGGCAAGTGATGAGCAATTAATTCCAAATCTTAAAAATGTAGGACTTGGATTACCCAATTCAATTAATAGATTAGAAGAATCATTTGACCCAACAAACTTTTTAAAAACAAAAACATATGGAACATCGCCATCCAATACAGAAATATCTGTTAAGTATTTTGTAGGTGGCGGTGTTACATCAAATGTACCAAATGGGGAACTTACTAAAATAAATGGTATTGAGTTTGAAGAGGATATGAGTTTTTTCACCGAATCGCAACAAGGTGTTTATAATAGTGTTAAAAATTCAATAGCAGTTGATAACGAAATACCCGCAACTGGTGGTAGAGATGGGGAAACTATTGAAGAAATTAGACAAAACGCATTAGCAAACTTTGGTTCTCAAAATAGAGCAGTAACTGCAAAAGATTATCAAGTTCGTGCACTGTCTATGCCTGCAAAATATGGTGGTATAGCTAAAGCATATGCAACCGCTGATGGTACATTGGATAATAATTCACCTGCTTCCATATTAGCATCACCAAATCATTTACAAGAGTTTACGGATTTGGTTATGAATTTTGTAAGTAAACCTGATTCGGAAGAACCAACCATTCAAACTGTTAAAGAAGATATAACCAAATTTTTAATTGGAAAAGAATCAAATGGAAATGAAAAAAACAATCCATTTGCAATTAATCTTTATTTATTAGGGTATGATGTTAATAATAATTTAACAAATTTAAATAGAGCATTAAAAGAGAATCTTAAAACTTATTTAAACGAATATAGAATATTGACCGATGGTGTTAATATTAACGATGGATTTGTAATTAACATTGGTATTGAATTTGAAATATTAACATATAGTAATTACAATAAAAGTGAAATACTAACTAAATGCATTACTGAATTAAAAGATTATTTTGATATAAATAATTGGACATTTAATCAAACTATTAATTTAAGTGAAGTAGAATTATTGATAGCAAATGTTGAAGGTGTGTCATCAGTACCAATGTTAAAAATAACAAATAAATGTGGTGGTAATTATTCACCAAATTCATATAATATAGATGCGGCAACTAAAGATAAGATTGTATATCCATCATTAGACCCTTCGGTTTTTGAAATTAAATTTCCAAATACGGATATTAAAGGAAGGGTAAGATAATGATATATTTTTTAACAGCATCAAAAGATGCATCGGTTTATTTACAACAACCTAATCAAAATACTGGGTTAGATGAGATATTAGAAATTAGTAAATTATACTATGGTCAAATAAAAGATGTATCAAGAGCTTTAATTAAATTTGATGTTGGATTTTTATCAGCATCAATATCAAACAATACAATAGAGTTAGATTCATCCACTTTGATATTAAAAGAAACTCAGAGTAATGAAATACCTTTAGATTATACAATATATGCATTTCCAATCTCTGGAAGTTGGGAGATGGGTAGGGGTACTAGATTTGATGAAATATCTACCGCTGGTGTAACTTGGAATTATAGAGAAGGTGATGATAAACTAGAATGGTTGGAAAACAATCTTAATTTAGGAACTGATGCTAACCCAAACAATGGTACTGGTGGTACTTGGTGGACTGGGTGGAGCACCACACAACCATTTAGTTATCAAACTGCTGATATTAATATGGATGTAAAATCTATATTAAAAGCATGGATGAGTGGTTCTATACCAAATGATGGATTTATATTAAAATATCCAGATGCATTTGAGAATGATAATACTGCTGATTATGGACAACTAAAGTTTTTTAGTAAAGAAACGCATACAATCTATCAACCAAAAATTAGAATAGGTTGGGATGACCAATCATTTACAACTGGTTCATTAAGTGAATTAACTGCGGAAGATATTAAAGTAAGTGTATCTAATTTAAAAAATGAATACAAGTCGGGTAACATAACCAAATTAAGAATATTAGGTAGAGAATTGTATCCATTAAAAACATTTAAAAGTGAATTTGCATATAATGATGTTAAATATTTACCACAAACAACATATTATCAAATAAAAGATTTTAGTTCAAACGATGTAATAATCCCCTTTTCAGAGTATTCAAAAATAAGTTGTGACTCAATTGGAAATTATATAAATTTAAATCTTTCCAACTGGGAAGTTGATAGAAAATATAAAATAGAATTTAAAATTGACCAAAATGGTTCAATTCAATATTTTGATGATAATATAACATTTGATGTAGTTCAATATTAAAATGGCAATACTAAATACGGGATTAAAAAACGAAACCAAAATAAATGAACTTTTAGTTAGTGGCTCTGAAGTCATTAAAACTAAAAACGATTTTGGTATTCATATGTTTGAGGACAAAGATACAACCGATGGTATTGTATTTGGTAAAATGCAAAAACCAAAATACAATCAAAACCAATTAGAAAAATCAATAGATACAAACATATATGAATTATTACCTGCTGTTTCTCCTGAATTACCGGAAACAGTACTTAAAAGTGTATATGATATTCAGGTTTTAAGAAACGATGAATTGGTTTCTGAAATAGAAGACTTAAATAATTTTATTTTAGATTTGGAGGGACAGATAACCGAATTGAAAATACAAATAGATGGATTAAAATCTACATTAGATGCTAAAGATTTGGCATTAGCAGCTGCTGAAAATCAAGCCAATCAAGCCAATTCGCAAGTTCAAAGTTCAATAACAGATTTACAAAACGCTATACAAAAATCAACATCCGAAGCTATACAAAGAGTATCTGCATATGCACAAAATGAATCTTTAAAAGGACAAACAACACAATTGAATGACCAAATAACTGCAGCAACAAACCAAATAATTTCATTGAATGGTGTAATAAATGGGCAAAATCAAACTATTGAAGATAAAGATAATATAAATGCTCAATTAAGTAGAGATAACTCCGCACTTCAAACAAATTTAATAAGAAGTACTACCGCAACTAAAAAGGGAAAAATTATTTGTAACATGCTATATGAGCAAGGATTTATACCTAAACACATATGGGCAGCGGATGAGGCATTTGGTGAGATGATGCTAAAAGAAAATAGACACGTTGCGATGGGTTATCTAATGTGGGCACAATCTGTTGTAGATTACTTTACTAAAAACTCACAATATTCTAAATATCTATATGTAGCAGTTAAACCTTGGTCAGAACATATGGCACATATAATGGGTGTATTACCAAATGATAATTTAATTGGTAAAGGATTGCATTTTATAGGTTGCCAATACTCATTGATTGTTTATAATGTAGTTAAATTAAAAAGAAAATATAAAAAGAAAAAATTATCATTGGGATGGCTATAAGAAAGTTTAAAGATATTATAGATAACAAAGGATACCGAATTAGTTCTGCTGATAGACAAATTTTTGAGCAGGGTAATTTACAATCTTTCTTTGGGTTAGGCGAGCAAGATGCAATAGAATTTATTGTATATGATGCTAATGATAATCAATTGCCACAAGGACAATTAGGTGAATCGGTTAGATATGTAACATTATCAACCGAAAATATAAAAGATTATATACTACTTCCGGAAGGAACTATATTTCAAAAATACCAATTTCCAAAAGAGTATTTTGTTGATGTAGAGAGATTACTTAACGAAGCTGGGTATAAAAATGGTATTTTTAAAACACAAATAACATTATTAAATAAAAGAGTTGGTACTGAACAAAAATTTAATAAACTTTGGATAAACGAAATATCACCATCAAGAAATGAAATTAGATTACTACCATTGGATAGGGGAGTGGAATTAAATCCAGAACTATTGGAAAGGTTTTCTTTAATGTTAAGAGATGGTAATTTTAGAGATGATACAATATATTTTATGTTTCAATTTATTGAAAAAATAAAACCACAAGAAATATCATCATTTATAATAAGTAAATATTCTGAAAAGTTTTTAAAAAGATTAAAAACTGAATTTAATATTCCTGATTTTGAAGTATTTTCAACAACAATATATAATAAATTTGTAGAATCTGCAGCTTATGAATTTACCAATAAAATATCTAATATTAGAGATGCTAGATATGGGCAATTAAAATCAACTAAAATTGGTATAGAATTAACAAAAAGTGAAATAGTAGATATTTGTAAACGTTTATTAGCTAGTACAGTTGATTACTATCTATCATTTCCAAATGTAAAAACAACAACTACATTTGATGCTGGAAACGATGCAAGTTTTGATGAAGTGGGTAAAGTATTACAAAGATTAAATTCAGATACAACTGTGGATACATCATCTCCTATTGTTGAACTTGTTAAAGTTACTACAAAGAAAACCACTCAAACCGAATTAATAATAGCTAGAGAAAAAGAACAAACAAAAAAAGAAGCACCCGCTACAAAAGATGATAAAAAGCAAGACCCACCGGTGGAAGAACCACCTAAAAAGGAGGTTATTGTAATGAGAAACTATATGGTTACTAATTTATCAAGAATATCTAGAGGTGGGTCTGGTACTACTGTGGTTGTTAGATATCAAAACGAATTTAAAGATGGTAAGCAAATACAATTACCAAGTGAAGATTCAATTGATATTTGTGCTTTAAAGGGTAGTGTAAATGTTGTAGAAACAGATGCAAGGATTTTCATAAAAGATGTAGGTCCTTGTGATAAAACGGATACATCTACTGGTAAAATTTCACAACCATCACAACCAAGTAATCCTTATGGTGGTGGTGGAACTGGTGGAGTAACTGGTAGAGGCGGTACATTTGACAATCCTAGAATAGGAAGTGTAAAAGATGTTGAAGAGCCATCTACTGAACAATTAGTATAATAGAAAATAAAATATTTATAAAGTATAATTAAACAACAACCAATGGCGGCTATAATACATAGAATAACAAACAAGTCAGCATTCAATAGATTATTAATAAAATATCTTAATAGTGCTGGTTTTGAATATACTGCCAATATAGGTCCCGGTGATAACGAACCAAAAGAATTTTGCGGTATGCAATATTCTTTTAAGTTTCAAACAGTAGAAGAAAGGTCTGGTAATCCTCCCGTAGATGCACAAGAATATAATGATTATACTTTAGAAGCGGGGAGTACATGCGATAGACAACCACCTGGTAATGGTGCTGGTACTGGTGATGTGCCAAAAGATAAAGTAAACACTATATTTAAATTACGATTAATAAGTACAAATACAGCAGGAAGTAAACAAACTAATATACTGAATGGGGTTAAAATGCAATCAGGTGAAGTTGTTGAATTTGATGCTAAAAACTTTAAGTCTGGAGTTAGCGTACAATCGGAATATGATAGTAATGCTTTTAATTTATTAACAACTAATAAAAGATTTCAATTACAGGGTGAAAGTACTTTGTTTATTTATACAACAACCAAAGGTAGTTCTGGTGAAAGTTCTAGAAGTTTTGATTTAAGATTTATTGGAAACACTATAATTGAAGAAACCATAGAGTTTCAACCAACATCTTCCCCACCACAAGATAATACAAACACTAGTGTAGTAATACAACTAAATGGAAGCGATGGTTCTGCTGTTGCTAGATTGGATGATGGTAACGATTATACTTTAAATAGAGGAAGTAATTCAGTACCTGCAAAATTGGGTAATGTTATTCAAATATTTTCTTCAAATGATTCTTATAGGGCAACAAATATAGTTGCTAAAAATAACAGTGGTGCTGATGTATATAACGCATCTGCACAATCTTCTACTGATTCTGTTTCGTTGAGATATACTGTAAATGCACCTGTAACTGTATTTGTAGATACTGAAAATTTTGTTAGAATAACTGAAAATGATATTCCTGGCATTGAGTTTACAAATGGTAGTAGTAGAGAATATAATATAAACTCCGATAGTGGAATTGCCTTTTCAATTCGAAAATTAAGAGGAACAAATAAAATAACGGCTTCCGTTGGTGGTAAGCAATTTACATTTAGTAATTTAGGTGATGGTGAGGATTGTATAATCATATTATCAGATGATGCATTTCCAAAAGTAGGTCAATATAGAGTAATATTAACGCCATCAAATAATTTAGGAGGGGGAAATGCTATTGAAGGTAACGTAAACGCTGTTGCTGATTTTTGGGTAGGTGTTCCTGATATTAGAGATATTGTATATCCATCTGTATTACGAGGACCTGATTATATTGGAACTGATGTTGATTTTGAATTAAGTTATAAATCGGTAAATACTGATTTAGTACGAATATATAAAGATGGTAGTGATAAATATATTGAAGGACCATCATCTGGAATTGTTAAACTAAATGTTCAACAAATATTAGATTTAGATTCAACAACAACTTCAGAGGATGAAGATAAGATAAGTTTTACATTAAAATTAATACCTTACAATTTAAGTGGATTAAGTCCTGTAATTGGTAAGCATGAGATAATAAATATTTTATTTGATAAAGGTGATTTATTAATAAGAAGACCTCTTGCATTAAATAGAATAATTGATGGATTTATAAATCAATTTGATTTAAGTGTATTTGAAGATGAAACTTCAAAATATTTAACTCACTTATTACATTTAGAAAATGGTGATAACAGAGTAGTTACAACATGGACTCCTGATAGAGGTTCTTTAATATTAAAATTATATGAACCACTTCCTTTATTTTATGATGTAAACCAATTAGTTTGGATTTCAAAACCTCAAGCAAATCCAATAATTGAAACCGTAACATTAAAATCCGAAATTGAAGATTTCTGTCCTCCATTAAAAGGACCTAATTTTAATTTGGGAGTTGATAAGAGTATAGGATTTAGAGTATTTGATGATTTAGTTGCTAGCGGCTCATTTACATCAAATGATATCGTAAACAAATATTTGGAAAGTAATGGAATAGATACATCCAAATTAAACATATCTTATGCAAGTGGTTCTGTTTATTTGTTTGATAATTTTGTAAACTTTAGTTCAGC